GGTCGTCGTGCCGATCATCCTGTCGATGCAGGAAATTCTCAACAACCAGGGCTCGAGCCAGCTGATGGACGTGCTCGACAGCTACATGGAGGCCGCCGAGCGCTCGCTCGAGGACACCATGGACGCCGGGCTGTTCTCCGACGGCACCGCCAACGGCGGCAAGCAGATCACCGGGCTGGCCACCGCGATCCCGATCACCACCAATAGCGGCGTCTACGGCGGCCTCGACCGCGCCACCGCTACGATTTGGCGGACGTCAACCTTCGACGCGCAGACGATGGCGACGACGATCGGCACGCAGGTGAACAAGGACACCATCCGGCCCTTCCTCAACATGATCATGACCCAGCGCTCGCGCGGCAAGGACTACGCCGACTTGCTGATCATGAGCCCGGAGCACTACGCCGCTTACGACGCCGCGACGATACAGATCCAGCGGCAGACCAACGAGACCTCGATGGGCAAGCTGGGCTTCTCCTCGCTCGAGTACATCGGCGGCGGCAAGCGGGCTGAGATCGTGCTCGACGGCGGCATTGGCTCGAACATGCCGGCCAACACCACGTTCGGCATCAACACCGACAGTCTGCGCTTGCGCTATCACCCCAACCGCAACTTCGACCGCGTGTTTGATGGCGAGGGCCAGATGCCGATCGACAAAGACGCGATCGCGCAGTTCATCGGCTGGATGGGCGAGCTCACGATGGTCAACCCGCTGTTCAACTGGCGCTTCTACGACAGCAATCCGGCGACCTAACACAACTCCCCCGGCGGGGGTTATCCAGACCCCTTCCTCCGCCGGTTCTCCCTGCGGCCGTCGTGTTTCTCGTTCAGCACGGCGGTCGCAGTTTTGGCAATCACGGAGACACCAAACCCATGGCCCTGCGCGACCCAGACGACGCCCTTGTCGTCCTCTTCCGACACCTGCCCCTGCCGAACGACTTGCGTACGCAAGCGGAAGGGCGCCCCATCTTCGACGACGTCGAGGTGTGCGAGATCCGCCTCCCCGGCTCCAAGGACGTCAAAGTCTTCCCGGCGTTGGCCTTCTCCACCGGGTGGATCGATGATCCGCACACCGGCGCGAGCCACCAGATCACCTACGCGGAGCGGTTCGCCCACCAGTACCGGCAATTCAAGATGCACGTGGCGCAGACCAAGAGCGGCACCCCGCTCGACTACGCGCCGTTTCTCACGGCGGCACGCAGAGCCGAGCTGCGCGCGCAGAACGTCTACACGGTGGAGCAGCTGGCCGCGATCGAGGGCACCGAGCTCAAGAACCTCGGGCCGGGCGGGCGTGAGTACAAAAACGGCGCGGTTGACTACCTGGCCGAGAGCAAAGCCAGCGTGCCGGCCAAGCAGATGCAGCAGGAGCTCGAGGCGCTGCGTGCGCGCAATCAGATCCTTGAAGAGGACGCCAAGCTGAAAGCCGAGCGCGAGGCGGCCACGCCCAAGGCGACGGCGGACGTCGACTTCGACGACATGAATGTGGATCAGCTGCGCGAGTACATCACCGTGCACACCGGCCTGCCGCCGACCGGCTCGCTCGGCCACAAGTCGCTCAAGCATCTTGCGCAGGGGATCGTCAAACAAAAGGCCGCCTGATGAGCCTGCTCACCGTGGTGCGCGATGTCTGCGCGGTGGTCGGCGTCGCGGCGCCGGCCAGCGTGATCGCGGCGATCAGCTCGAACCGCACCATGTTTGAGATGCTCGCCTGCGCCAACGAGATGGCGCAGCGCATCGCCTACGACACGCGTGACTGGACCGCGCTGCGCCGGTTTCACAAGTTCCTCGGCGCCACCGTCATCGACCCCGCCGGCGACTACGATCAGGACGTCTACGCGTTGCCGGCGGACTATAAGCGACTGCTGCTCACCTCAAATTTGTGGCGCTCGACCTCGTCGCAGTCGCCGATGAAGTTCATCGACGACCACGACGACTGGCTGCACCGCCACCTGGCGAACGACACCGAGAATTCCTGGACGCTATTTGGTCACGACGTACACCTGCGCCCGGGGTTGCCGCCCGGCGAAACCATCCAGTTCGCCTACCTCGACAGGAACTGCGTCGCGCTGGCGAGCGGCGGCAACGGCGATCGCTTCCAGGCCGACGCGGACACCTTCCGGCTCGACGAGCGGCTGTTGAAATTAGGCATGACCTTCGACTGGAAGATGAAGAAGGGGTCGCCGTACGCCGAGGACATGGGCACTTACCAGGACGCGGTCTCCATCGCGATGGGTCGCGACAAGCCGGCGCCGATCTACCTCGGGGGGCGGCCGCGGCAGGACATGTGGTGGGGCACCCATGCCTAGCATCGGCGGACGCGGTCTGCACCACGGCACCTACAACATGGTGATGGGCGAGCCGGGACCACCCGGCGCGCCGGGCTCGCCGGGCGCCGACAGCACGGTGCCGGGGCCGCCCGGGCCGGTTGGTCCGTCTGGGCCGCAGGGCCCGGAGGGCGACCCCAGCACGGTACCCGGGCCGGCTGGCCCCGCAGGGTCGACCGGGCCGGCTGGTCCGCAGGGTCCGCAGGGCATTCCCGGCCCCGTTGGTGCCGGCTCCGGTGACGTCAATGGGCCGGGCACTGTGGTCGCAGATCGCATCGCGCTGTTCAACGGCACCACCGGCAAGCTGATCAAGGACGGCGGTAAGACGCTGGCCGACCTAACGACTGATTTCATCAATGTCGGCGGCGACATCATGACCGGGCATCTCGCGTTGCCGGTCGGTCCCGGTGCCGCGCAGGCGGTGCGCAAGGACTATGTCGATGCCGCTATTCTCGCCTACGCCGCTCCGTTCGACGCGCTGGCCTACAACGGAATGCAGATCAACGGGTCGATGGAGGTCAGTCAGGAAAAAGGCACGGGTGTTGGGTCGACAAGTAGCTATGTTTGTGATGGGTGGATCATAGCCGCAGGTGGTGTGCCTGTTATTTTTGGCTCACAAAACACCGGTAGTGGACTGGCAGGGTTAACTAATTTTATAAACGTTGCTGTTTCCACAGCGCAACCATCGCTTGGGGCTGCTGAACACGCGATGATATATAACCAAATCGAGGGTTATCGTATTAGTCGCTTGGCGTGGGGAACAGCCAATGCGCAGCCGCTTACAATTGGTTTCTGGAGCTGCCACCAAAGAACAGGCACTTATAGCGTTTCAGTCCGAAACAGTGCGTTCAATCGTAGTTGTATTGCTACTTACACGCAAAATGTCTCCGCTGCATGGGAATACAAAACCGTCAATATTCCCGGCGATACTGGAGGAACGTGGAACGCGGGCAACATCGTTGGGATGTCCGTTGCCTTCCCGTTGGCATCTGGCGCAACATTTACGGCTCCAGTAGCTGGTGTTTGGTATGGGACCAACTACATTGCTGCACCGGGGCAAGTGAACGGCGTGGCCACCACCTCCGATGTTTTGCGAATAACTGGCGTCGTTATCCTTCCCGGCACGCAGGCCCCCACCGCCGCGCAATCGCCGCTGATCATGCGACCGTATGATCAGGAGTTGGTGACGTGTCAGAGATACTATGAGAGCGCAGCACTCCTAATACGATCTCCCATAACAGGTATGCACTATCATTGGTTTAGGTACATCGATAAACGCGCTGCACCGGCTGTATCGCTTTCCACCATCGTATACAACGGTGGAGCATCTGCTGCTACTGTTGCAAACCCTCTTCTTACCGGCGCAGAGATATCGTTCACCAACACCACGATAAACGGGTTTATAACGGCCAACTGCATCGCAGACGCGAGGTTGTGATGGCAAAATATCAGCTCACCGCGACCGATGCCGTAATCCTCACCGAAGAGGATGGCACGCAGTGGCACATTCCAAACGACCCGGCAAACCGGCATCGCATCGAGTACGAGGCGTGGCTCGCGGATGGCGGTGTGCCTGATCCGTACGTGCCGCCAGAGCCGGTGCCGCCAACACCAGCGCCTGATACCGTTGTTCTCTACGATCACGAGAACCGGTTGCGTGCCATTGAAGGGCAGCAACCGCTCTCGCTTAGCGACTTCCTGACCAGGCCGGCCGCATGAGCATTCATGCCGCCTTTCGTCGCCAGCCGATGCCGCAGGGCGCGCAGCAGCATCAGACGATTACCATTGCGGCGCCGACGCGCGGGCTGATCCAATCAGAGAACGAAGCCTTCATGCAGCCCGGCGGCGCGGTCGTACACGACAACTGGGCGCCGACCATGCGCGGCGTCAAGCTGCGCGGCGGCTTCATCCGCTGGTGCGTATTGCCGGAGACGACGCCGATCATCTCCGGCTTCAACTACATCAGCGGCAACAATCAGCGCATGTATGCGGCGAACGCCGCCAAGCTGTACGACGTCACGAGCTCGACGCCGGTGCTGGTGAAGGGCGGCCAGGCCAGCGGCAATTACGTGGCGGCGCAGCTGTTCAACCAGAGCGGCAACTGGATCATCGCGCTCAATGACGCCGGCGACTTCATCCTGCGCAGCAAGGACGGCATTACCTGGACGGTGCTCTCTGGCGTCATCGGCAACGCCGGCGACGGCCTCCCCAACATCACCTACGACCCCGCCAAGCTGCCGGTCGGCGTCTCTCAAGGGCTGGCGCTGACCTATGCCTGGACCTACCGCAACCGGATCTACTTCATCCAGCAAAACAGCATGAATGCCTGGTACCTGGATATCAATGCGGTTGGCGGGGTGCTGCAGCCGATCTACCTCTCCGGAGCCTCGACGCGTGGCGGCAGGCTGCTGTTCGGCGCCACCTGGTCGATCGACGCCGGCGACGGCACCGACGACAAATGCGTCTTCGTCACCGACACCGGCGAGGTCTTGGTGTTCACCGGCTCCAACCCCGGCGACGTCGCCAACTGGAAGCAGGAAGGCCGCTACCACATCACGGCGCCGCTCGGCATGAACGCGCACATCGCCATCGGCGGCGACCTGTTCATCATGACGGTCGACGGCGTGGTGCCGCTCTCTCAAGCGATCTCCAAGGAGAGTGGCCAGCTCGAGCAGGCGATGGTGAGCCGCAACATCAAGCCGCTCTGGCGCGACGAAGTCGCCGCCAAACGCGCGTACCCGTGGACGATCAAGAAATGGGACGAGTACGGCGGGGTGTTCATCGCGACACCCGGCGGGCTCACGCCCGCGATGCAGCACTGCCTGATGCTCAACAACACGACCGGCGCCTGGGCGCGCTTCACCTGGGACGCGACCTGCTTCCTGCGCATGCGCACGGATATGTTCTTCGGGACGCAGTACGGCGTCGTGATGCAGGCGGACCGCTCCGGCTACGACGACGGCCAGCCCTACGTCTGCACGCTGGTCGGCGGCTGGGAGCTGTTTCAGAACGGCAGCTCCCAGGTGGTGTGGCACCAGGCGCGCGCCATCTTCACCGCCGGGCCGCGCGAGCCGTTCGAGCCGCAGCTCGCCGCCACGGTCGACTACCGGCTCGACATCCCGCCGCCGCCACCCGCAGGCCAAGACCCCGGCGCCGGCGAGGGGTGGGACGAGGGCTTATGGAACGCGGCGCACTGGGACGCCGCGGGCCTCGACGCCGCCACGACGCGCAATACGCTCTGGGTCTCGATCGGCATGAGCGGGTTCGCCCACGCGCCGATCGTGCAAGTCACCGTGGCGCAGGTCTCGCGGCCGCGCGTCGAGCTGATCGCAATCGCCACCACGCAGGAGCGCGGCGGCGTCAACGTCTAGGAGCTAAGTCCATGGCCGAACCTGACTGGCGCAGCCTGATCGCGATGGTGATGGCGAGCCCGCACATGAGCCGCATGCTCGCCTCGATGCCGGCCGAGCAGGCGTTCGTTAACAACTTCCTGGGCGGCGGCGGTGGCGGTGGGGGTGGTGGCGGCGCGAGCCCTGCTATGGCCTACGCCGGCGGCGGCGCGCCTGCGCCGGCGGCCGCGCCAGCGCCGGCCCCTGCGCCAGCGCCTGCGGCGGGAGGATCCTCCGCGGCTGCGGACGCCATCCGGGCCCAGTACGGCCTGCCGAGCAATAACCTGCAGGAGAACATCAATTTCTTCGCGAGCCGCGGCGTTCCGATGGCCAACCTGATGCGGCACCCCGCCTACGCCGCCATGGTGCAGCTCGACCAGCAGGCCGGCGCCGGCGCCTTTAGCGGCGGCGGTGGCGGTGGTGGTGGTGGCGGGGATCCTTACCAATACCCGACCGAGGGGTCCGACCCGGCCTCGGAGGGTGAGACGGGCTTCAACAGCCCCGCCCAGTCCATCAGCGACCAGTTCGGCGCCGGGCTTATCGGCAACCCAACCGGCGATCTATCGACGCCTGGGTACACATCACCGAGCGGGTTTGTCGCCGGGTCGCAATTTGCTTCCGGGCCGCCCACGTCGTCGTTCAGCACCCACGCCTCTGTGCCTGGCGCCCCGGCGCCTGCAGCGCCGGCGCCTGAGACTGCAGCGCCGGCGCCCTCGCCTTCGCCTTCGCCTTCGCCTGGTTATACCGGCCCCGGCTTCGGCATCACCGGACCCGGTTATGGCGACAGCGTCGGCATGGGCTTTGGCGGTGCCACCGGCGACGGCACCTCCGGCAGCACGGCGGCGAGCGACGCCGCCGGCATCGGCACCACCGGCAACAGCACCGGCATCTCGGGCGGCCCGGGCGGCACGGGTGAAGGCGGCGCCAACACCGGCGAAGGCGGGGGCGGGGGCGGTGGCGGCGGAGGGGGCTCCAAATGATCCCGGCAAACCCCGGCTATAGCGCCAACGACTACCGCAACCTGGTCTCCCGGCTGCTGGTTATGCAGACCCAGGCGGCGGGGGCCATGTCGGGTCGCCCGGGCGGACACGGCGTCGGCCCGATGGCGGGCGCGGTGGCGCCAACCGGAGACCTGCCGGTCGACCTGACGCTGCCGCGGCAGCCGACGCCCGCGGCTGCGGGCACGCCCCCCGTGGCGCCGGCGATGAAATCGCCGAATGAGCTGATGGGAATACCCGCCGGGGACGCGACCGAGCCCCCGGTGCGGCCGATGACGCCGACGGCGCCGCCCCCGGCGGCGCCCGCGGCGCCAGCGTTCGCGGGCTTCGGAGGCTTTAGCGGTGCCGAGCCCGCAGCGCCGCCCGTGGAGCAGCCGGTCGACGGCTCGGGGGCGGCCGGCGCTACCGTCGGGTTCAGCGGCGGCAATATGGCCGGCGACCAAAGCGGCAGCAGCGGTAGCGGCGGTGCGGGCGGGGGGTCCAAGTGACGCTGCGTTACATCTACGGGGAGGACAAGTCGGTGGCGCAGTTCGTCGCGCAGCTGATCCCGCACATTGACCCGGCGGGCTTTCCCGCCAACGCGACCGCGATCGGTATCACCGACGCCGACAACCGTCCGCTCGCCGGCATCGTGTTCTACGACCACAGCCGGCCGGCCGGCACGGTCAATATCGCGGCCGCGGCGCGGCCGAGCGCTCATTTCTGGTTTTCCCGTGAAACAATGCGCCACGCGATGGGCTACGCCTTCGACGTGCTGCGCTGCCAGATGGTGGTCTTCCGCGTGCTGGCAAACAATCTCGGCCTGCTGCGCCAGCTCCACGCCTTCGGCTGCGCGCCGATCCTGGTGCCGCGCATGTACGGGCGGCAGGACGACGGCGTGATCTGCACCTACACGGCCGAGCAGTGGGTCGCGAGCCGTTACTACAAAAATGGCATAGCGAAACAGAAGGACGCCGCCTGATGGCTCTCCCCAGTCCCCAGACGCCGCAGCGGCAGCCGATGCTGCCGCCGGGTCAGTACCCGCCACCGGATCCGCGCGACCAGATCACGAAGGCGCTGCTCGACCAGCAGTACCCGCCACCCGCACCGCCACCGCTTCCGCCGCAGGCTGGGGCGCCGCCACCGGCCGGCGCGCCGCCCATGGGAGGCGCGCCACCGCCCGGGGGAGCCCCGCCGGGAGGCGGAATGCCGCCTCCGGGGGGGATGCCGCCCCCAGGCGGAATGCCGCCCCCAGGCGGAATGCCGCCGCCTGGCGGGCTGGTACCGCCCCCTATGGGCATGCCGCCCTCGGCCACGCCCGGCATGATGACAGACCCGGCCCGGCTGGCCGGGATGCGCCCACCAATCGCCTAAGGAGCTGAGCCATGGGCTTCCTGTTCCCCGACCCGCCGACGCCGCCGAACCCGATCGTGACCGCGGGCGCGCAGACCGCCTCCAACATGGGCACGGCGATCACCGGCTCGTACCTGAACAACTACAACCAGAACACCCCGACCGGCAGCCTCTCCTACGACGTCACCGGCAACTACGGCTACACCGATCCGCTTACGGGTCAGGTCTACAACGTGCCACGCTGGACCGCGACGCAGTCGCTGTCCCCGGCGGGGCAGAAGCTGCAGAGCACCAACGAGGGCACCAGTCAGATCCTGGCGGACCTCGGGCAGTACGAGAGCCAGAGCCTGTCCGACATGCTGCGCGACCCAAATCGCAGCCTGCAGACCTCGTTCAACAACGCCCCCGCGGCCGGCACGGTGCCGGGCGCCAACATCCCCGGCACGCAGTACGGCTGGGGCGACGTCGGCGGCCTGCAGCGCGACCTCCCCGACCGCGGGCAGCAGGAGACGACCTTCGGCGACGCCGGCGATATCACCCGCAGCTACGGCCCACAGGACGACTTCTCGTCCGACCGCGCGCGGGTGGAGGACAGTCTTTTCCAGCGCATCAACCCGCAGATGCAGCAGGACCGCGACCGCCTGCGGCAGCAGCTCGCGGACCAGGGCATCCAGTACGGCACCGAGGCCTACGACCGCGCGGTGGCGCAGTCCGATCGGCAGAACACCGACGCACGCCTGGCTGTCACTGCCCAAGGCGGCCAGGAGCAGCAGCGCATGATGGACATGGCGGCGCAGCGTGCCGGCTTCCAGAATGCAGCGCAGAAACAAGCCTACGACCAGGCGCTCGGCCGCGGCCAGTTTGGTAACCAGGCGCGGGTCGAACAGGCGCAGAAGGATCTCACCTCCGGCCAGTTCACCAACCAGGCGCAGAAGGACGCCTTCACCCAGGAGGCCAGCCGCGCCCAGTTCAACAACGCCGCGCAGGCGCAGGAGCTCGCGCGCCAGAGTGCGGTGTTCAATTCACAGAACGCCTCGCGCGGCCAGTACCTGACCGAGCAGGCCGCGCTGCGCAGCGCGCCGATCAACGAGATCCTCGCGCTACAGTCTGGCTCGCAGGTGCAGCAGCCTAATTTCGTTAATACCGGCACTAATCAGATCGCGAATACGGACGTGGCCGGGATCATCAACAACCGCTTCAGCCAGGATCTCGACATCTACAAGCAGCAGACCGCCAACGTGAACAACATCATCGGCGGGCTGTTCGGACTGGCCGGCTCGGGCGCGAAAGCCGGCGCGCAGATCGCCACCGGATCCGATCGCCGGATGAAGAAGAACATTCACCGCGTCGGCACGGTGTTCGCGGCGCGCAAGCACGACGAGCCCAAGAAGCTGCCGATCTACGCCTACAACTACAAGGATGGCTTCGAGGACGGTGGCGCGACGCGCCATATCGGCCCGATGGCGCAGGACGTGGAAAAGATCGACCCGAGCGCCGTCACCAAGCGCAAGGGCATGCGGTACATCTATCCCAAGAAGGTGTTCGGCGACATTCTGAGGGTGGCGTGACATGGCAGAGCCAGACGAGACCCCGCGGTCCTCCGGCAGCGGCATTCTCGACCCCCTGATCGGCGCGGGGTTCTTCTCGCCGAACATGTCGCTGGAGGAGATCAAGCGCCGGCGCGCGATCGCCGGCGCGCTCGCCTCGCGGGCGCGTGCGTTCCCCAAGACGGTCGGTGAGGGGATGACGTATTTCGGCGAGAGCATCGCCGACGCCATCAACGACTTCACCCTCGGCCGCGGCGAGCGCGCCTACAGCGCCAAGCGCGACGCCGACTTCCCCGGCGTTACGCCGGCCGTCACGCCGGCGCCGGTCGCGGCCGCTGACCCTGTCGTACCGCCCACCACGGTCGCAGCCGTTGACCCCCTCACCGTCGAGCCGAATAGCGGGCCGGCCAGTCGCGAGGCGATCGCGCAGGTGCTGGCGCGCCGCAACGGTGCGGCGCCACCGCCGCCGCCGCGCCCGATGATGACCAGCAACGTCTCTCTCGACACCGGCGCGGCGCCGGTCGTCGCCCAGGATGACGGCGCGACGTTCGCCGAGGAGGGCGGTGGCAATCCGCCGATCGTCTCCAACATCCGCCCGATGGTGATGGCGCAAGCCGCGCCGCGCCAAGGTCTCGGCCGCGTCCCGGGGCCCTTCGACCCGCGCGCCCCGGAGCCGGCGACCGCAGTACCGCCGCCCCCGGGCGTGCCGGAGGAGCCCGTGCTGGCGCCGGAGACCCCACGCGAGCAGGCGCTGAAGGCCTACCAGCGCAAGTACCGCGACGATCCGACCGCGGTGCAGAACGCCCAGCAGCAGATCGATACGCTGGCGGGCGCGCGGCAGCGCGACTGGACCATCAAGCACGAGAAGTGGAAGGTCGACTACGGCGACGTGCTCAAGCAGCGCGATCCGAAATACCGGCAGGATCTGGAGGACGCGGCCACGAAATCGCGCCGCGAGGCCGAGGACCGCACCGAGTTTCCGCTCGGTGGACCCAAGGAGCACCAGGCGGTCGTCAAGGAGAGCTACGAGAACGTCAAAAACATTCCCAAGGCGCAGTCCGCGGTCAACAGCGTCAAGCAGTTGCTCGCCAGCGACGCCGGGATGTTCACCGGCAGCGACGCCAATATCAAGCTCAGTCTCTCCAAGTGGGCGCAGGCAGCCGGCATGCCGTACAACCCGGCGGTGTCGAACACGGAGACGTTCCGCGGACTGATCGTGCCGATCCTGGCGGCGCTGCGTCCCGCCATCGTCGGTCCCGGCGCGCAGTCGCTGCCCGAGCTCAAGATGCTGCAGGACGCCGCGGCCGGCAACATCACGCTGGATCGCCGCTCGATCGAAAACATCATGACGCAGATCGAGAAGCAGGGCGTGCTCGACGCGGTCAATCATCAGCGCGTCATCGCGGCAAATGCCGGCCGCGGGCCGCGCTCCGAGGCGATGCGCCAGTTGTGGTCAAGCAGCTTCCCGCTGCCGATGGACAAGCTGGTGCCACGCAGCGCCGCCACGCAGCTGCGTGACGAGGCCGCCAAGGTCGGCGACGATCCGGCCAAGCTGAAGGCGCTGTACGAAGAGTTTGACGAGGACTACGCCACGCCGGGCCTCGCCGAACGGATGCTGGGAGGGCGCTAGCCCATGGGCCGCTTCGACCCCGACAAGGCGGACTATTCTACGCCACCGCCCGGGGAGGCGCCCGCCGCGCCGTCGGGGCGTCGCTTCGCGCCCGACCGTCACTTCCCCACCGCCCCCGACGCGACGCCCCCGCCGGGCGCCGTGACGTCGTGGTGGGAGACGGCGAAGAACTACGGCCAGACCGCGGACGACGCCGTGCGCGCGGCCGCCAACGTCCTCTCCTTCGGCATGGCGGACCGCCTCGCCGGGTTGACCAATCCCGGCGGTACCGCCGCGGAGGTGAAAAAATCCGAGGCCGCGCGTGAGCGCAGTCCGATCGCCTCGGTGGCCGGCGACGTCGCCGGCGGCGTGGCTATCCCAGGGCTTGGCGGCGGCATGCTGGCCGCGCGCGGCCTCCAGGCGGGCCTGCGGCCAGCGATCGCGCGCGCGGTCGGCTACGGCGCCGAGGGCGCGGCGGTGGGCGCCGGCCAGGGCGCCGGCACCACCTACAGCGGGGTGCCGTCCGACTACGTCAAGAACGCGGTGACCGGCGGCGCCCTCGGCGGCGCGCTCGGCGGCACCTTCGGCAGCATCCTGGGGCCGCGCAATCCGGGCATGCGGACCACCGCGGAGGCGCCGGCCTCGGCGGCGACGCAGCGGGTGGCCGATCGCGGCTACGACATGCTGCGCGCCAGCCCGGCGCAGTACGAGGGCCCGGCCGCGCGGCAGCTCGGCGACCGCGTGGCGCAGCGGCTGCAGAACTTTGACCCGACCTACACGCCGACCTCAACCCGCGCGGTCGAGCGGCTGCGCGCCTTCGACAACTGGCCGACCAGCCAGTCGGTCACGCCGGCGCAATTTGATCTGGTGCGGCAGTCAATTAACGAGATCCCGGCGATCGCCGGCAAAGACATCAAAGCGGGTCGTACGGTCAAGAATATGATCGACGAGTTTCTCGCCGCGCCGCCGCCGGGTTCGGTGCGGCCTGGGTTCGAGCGCGAGGCGGCTGAAGCAGCGCGGACCGCGCGCATCGCCACCGACAGCCACGCCGGCGCCGCGCGGGCGCGCGCGGTCGAGAACCTGCAGACTTCCGCCCGCAATGCCACCGGACGCGAAGGCAACCTGGCGGAGCGTCAGGCGTCCAAGCTGGCAACCTTCATCGACCCCGCCACCGCGGCCGGGCGTAACCGCATGCGCGGCTTTAACGCCGCCGAGCGCGAAGCCTTTCAGGACGTGGTGACGCCCGGACGCGGGCAAAGCCTGCTGAAGTCGGCCGGCGACCTCTTGTCGGGATCCAGCACGCCGGGCGGTCCGATCGCCGCCGCGACGGTGCTCGGCGGCGCCGGCGGCCTCGCCGGCCACTACTTCAAGGACGACCCCGTGATGGGCACCGCGGTGGGCGCCACCATCCCGCTCCTCGGCATGGCGATGAAGGGCGGCGCCAACCGGATGAGCGCCAAGGCGTTCGATCGGGCGCTCGACCTGGTACGCCAGCGCAATCCGCTCTATGCGCACAGGGTCGCCAACGCCGCGATGGAAGAGCCTGGTAAGCACGGCTCGCAGATGCTGCGCGACGCCATCACGGCCGGCCTGGTCGGCCAAGGGTTCGGCCAGGTCGACAGCGTCGAGGACGAGCCGCTACGCATCACCGTCAACCCGCGTCGATAGGAGCCGCCCATGCCGCGCACCGGAGCCGGGATATACACCAAGCCGTTCCCCGACGTGACTGCGGGAACGACGATCCAAAGCGCTGTCCATAACGGCATCATGGGCGACGTCGAGACCGACCTGAACGCCCCGCGCCCGGTCATTGCGGGCGGGACCGGGGCAACCAGCGCCACGCAGGCGCGCGCCAACCTGCAGGCCGAGACCGCCATGCAGACGGTCACCAACTACGACAGCCACGTCTGGCAGAACGGCTCGTTCTGGTCGGGGCCGGGCGCCACTTCGGCGCCGGGAGCCAGCACCTATAGCGGGATCGCTTACAGCGCCAACAACGACCCGAACTACATCACGGTCGAGGCGCGCGATGTTGTCAGCGGGCTGAACTACATTCGCCAGAAGACCACCACCTGGGGCCCCTGGAAGCTCGACGCCGGAGACAAGCTGCCCAACACCGGCGGCACCATCACCGGTAACCTGACGATCACCGGCACGCTCGGCGTCACCGGCACGACCACGCTCGGCACACTCAACGCCGGCGCCACGACGGTGGGGCATCTCGCCTCCACCTCGCTCACCACCGGCGCGATCAGCTCCGGCTCGATCAACACCAACGGCAACTTGATCACCTCGGGCGGCCTCAACACAGGCACTATCAACTCAGGCGCTATCAACGCCGCGGGCGACATCCGCGCCGTCCGCTCCGGCGGCCTGACGGGCGTGATCTATTTCGGGACCGGGGACCACTATCTGTTTTACAACGGCACCGACTATTCGATGCCGAACGGCGGGCTCAGCGTCGGCGGAAACGTCACCGCCGGCACCTTCAACGGTAATCTCAACGGCACCGCCAATTATGCCACCAGTGCCGGGTCCGCCAGTAGCGCCGGCTACGCCACCAGCGCCGGCTCGGCGCCGGCCAGTGGCGGCAGCGCCGACTACGCCACCAATTCCAACTACGCCAACAGCGCAGGGTCTGCCCCCGCCAACGGCGGCACCTCGAGCGCGGCGCGCAGCCTGGTGACCAACTCCGGGTCGCGCACCTGGAGCGTCTATGGCGCGGGGACGAACCTGATCATCGACGACAGCTCGGCCGGCCTGCGCGCCGCGGAGTTCACCGCCTACGGCACCAACGGGGCAGGCACCATCGACCTCTGGCTGCCTTACCACACGGTCACGGCCAACGGCGTGAATGGGTCGTTCACCAACGGCTTCATATGCGAGAGTATCTCCTCGGCCCGCTACAAGGCCGACATCCAGGACATGCCGCGCGATGCCTCCGACAAGCTGATGGCGTTCCGCCCGGTGACGTTTCGATCGAAGTGTCCGATCGACGACCCCGACCAGATCCACTTCGGGCTGATCGCCGAGGAAGTCGAGGCGATCGAGCCGCGGCTGGTGATGTATGGTCACGGCAGCGAGGACTACGTCAACGAGCGTGGCGCGGAAGGCGAGCCGATCAGGCACTCCCTGCGCGCGGGCGCCAAGAAGCAGGTGCGAGGGCTGGACTACAACGCCATCGTGACGCTGATGCTGGCCAAGATGCAGGACCAGGAGCGGCGCATCGCGCTGCTGGAGGCGAAACTGAACCAATGATCCGCGCGATCGCGCTCACGCTGCTGCTGTCGGGCTGCGCCTCGATCGGCCCCTATGGCTACGGCCGCGGCGCTGATCCTGCACTTTACGGCGTACCCGACGCCGTGGTCGTGGTGAGGCCTCCGGAGCTCTACACGCGACCCGAGATCGACGCGATCAACGCCGAGGCCGCCTGTCGGGCGTTGGCGCGCAACCAGCTGCAGGCCGCGCGCTGCGGCGTCAGGAGATAGCCATGAGCCTGGGACTGATTTTCTGGATCCTGATGCTGCTGTGGCTGGTGTTCGGCCTGTGGCAGAACTGGCCGGGTATTCAAGGCGGCCAATGGCAGCCGGCGGGGGGCAACCTGCTGCTGTTCATCCTGCTGCTGATCCTCGGCTGGGCCGCCTTCGGGGCGCCGATCCGCGGCTAGGGCCGCAGGAACCAGAGCGCGATCATCAGGATGAAGACGAACAGCAGCCCGCCGGTCAGGGCGGCGAGCCAGCCGCCGTGCCAGCCGTAGTAGGCGGCGCAGAACACACCAGCGGCGATCAGCACCAAGTCGATGCGACGCACCGCGCGGTAGACGTCCCGGTCGCCCCAATCGACAAAGGCCCCCCAAATCCGGCGAAGAAAATGGGGGGCCCTGATCTGCACGTCGGGGCTGGGGGGCTTAGACGTGCGGATGGCGACGACGTCGCCAGCCCCACAGGCCACCCAGCGCCATCAACAGGCCGGGGATGCCTGCGCCGACCACCGGCCCGGGGACGGCCTGCGTCGAGATGTTGCCGCTGTAGCCTGAGGTGCCGGAGCCGATGCCGGTAAACTCGGCATAGAAGAGGCTGGGGCCGTTGAGGAAACCCGAACCGCCGACAATCTGGCAGTTCGGCGTGACGCCGCAAGCTTGCGCCGCCTGTGGCCCGAACAGCAACACGTCGTTGCCGTTCTGGAGAATGCCGTCGACACTGTCCCAGATCGATGCCTGCCAATTCAGTATTTCATCGCCGGGTGCGGCGAACGTATTCGTGGCGTTGGCGATCGTGAAGGTGCTTGGCCCCGTAATCGAGAACGTGACCTGATCGTCAAACGGACCAGCGCCAGGGGTGAGCGAGAAGTTACCCTGTTGGCTGGTCGGGTCAGGCGCCAGGATGTTGAAGACCGCCGCATTGCTGGACGCCGTGAGCGTCAGCAGGGCCGTCATAGCGAGCAAAAGCTTACGCATGGATTAGACCTCCGCGTTGCGCCTGCGCCGATAGCGGGCGAGGCCGATGAGAGTGAAGCATGCGCCGATTAGGCCAGGAAGGCCGGCGCCGACAATCGGGCCGGGCACCGCCTGTGGGGTCGGGGTGCAGTCCGGGCAGGTCGGGTTGATGACCGGGGTCAGCCCGGCGATGGCGAGGAAGCTATCGGGACCGTCGTTCGACGGCTGGCAGCCGCCGCCTGGCGCGTCGCAGCCCATACTGGCGAACAGCCCGATCTTGTAGCTGCTGGTCGGGTTGAGCGCGTTCCACGCAATACGCTGCGCAGTGTCGAGCGTGAAGATGAACAGGCCGGTGCCGTTGCCCTCCTGCAAGTCGAGGTCGTTCTCGGTAAACTGGATCGTGCCCGCCGTGGAGAACGTGCCGACCAGCGTATTGCTGCTGTTGTAGAGCCGCAGCGAGAGCTGGCTTAGCGTGATGCCGGAGTTGCCGGTCTGGTTGGAGTTGTAGCCGATCGCGACTTGGCTGGCACCGCCCCAATTCAGATCGCCGAGCGTCGGCGTCGAGGATTTATCGGCCCCCGAAATGGCGTCGCCAGTCACGCCGCCTGGCGCACTAGGGTCGGACGATCCGGTCTGAATTGGCGCGGTCTGCAGCGTCAGCACGCGCGGCGCTGCGCCAAAGCCGATGCCGCCGATGTCAACGTAGGATTGCTCAACGGCGGTGCCGCCGTTGGGCTGATTGGGGTTATCAAACAGGATGAGATTGGCGCAGGCAGGACTGGAAAAGGCCGCCAACGCGGCAGCCAGAAGTAGCTTTTTCATGGAAGGTAGTTCCTTCGTTGTGACGTCACATTTACGGCGCCAGTGTGACGCGGCCTGGTTTGACTGTCGAGCGTCAAGTTCTGTACAACCTCCTCGCTTCGTTGTTGACGACCGCCCCGCCGGGTCCGTTCAGGCGTTAGTCCCGGCGGGGCGTTTCCTCCCAGCGAAACCGCGCCCCGCGCAGGCTGCGGCGCACCTCGCGTCCAAATCGGTTGATGATCTGCCGCGCGCGCCCGCCGGTGATGCTGCAGCGCTTGCCGATGGCCGTGTAGGTCACCCCCTCGGCGCGCAGCAGCCACATATGCTCGCGCCGGGCGGCGAAGTAATCCTCATCGGTGATGTTGTAGCGGTCAAAGCGTCGCCAGACCGGCGACGGCACCAGCGGCTCGTCGACCGCGAAGAAATAATTGCGCAGCGCCACCAAGGCGACGGCACGCCGGTTGTCGGCGTAGACGTGTCCCTGCACATGTGCGTCGGTCCAGTCGTTGCAGAAATGCATGATCTGGTGGCACACGGTCGACGCTGTCGTATTCAGGCTCTCGCCGATCTGTTGCTGCGTCTCGCCCGCGATCCAGCGGCGCGCGAGATCGGCGCGCGCGGCGTCGTCCCAGCGGTTCGCCATCCACGTGGTGAGGCTCATCCGATCAGCCCCATGTAGAAGAACAGCATCAGGAAGATGCCGAGGGCCACCAGGCCCTCGACGGTGGTCGCGATCATCAGACTGCTCACGGCACATACTCCCAGGCGGTCGCACACACCGGACACGCCAGCATCACCTTGTTCTCGTGGCGAAACACCCGCTTGGTGGCGCGGCTGTCGCAGGACGGGCAGACGCGCGGGTGGCGGTAGCCGCGGCTGTTCGGCACCGGCGGCAGGTCGCCGGCATTGGTGGTCCAGACCGCCTTGGGCACCGACCGCACGTCTTGTGTGGTGGTCCAGCCTGCCTTGGGCGTCGTCTGCAGGTCCTGCGCCGGCAGCGGTACGGGAGGCGGGATAATATCCATCGGCTCGCCGAGCGGTGGCGGGGCGGCTTCGATCACGTTGGACGCCTCCAGCAGCAGATTGGCGGCGTCGCTCAGGTAGGCGTCGGCGCCATCGTGCGGGCGGCTCAGGATGAAGGCCGCGCAGGTCCGCATCCGGTCGGTTAATTCAGTCATTGCCGTGCTCCGTTGTTTACGATAGTGGGAGTTATGCCATTCGTCTATGATTAAATCATTAACGGAGCCCGCCATGCCCGAAAAAGACGCCCTGCTGTTGGCTGCGCGGAGCGAGAACCTGCGCTTGCGCCTGATGCTCAGCGCACTGCCGGACCCAGACCCGGACATCAACTGGGCGCCCCTCTACATTCAGTGGTGGTTTCGTAATCGGCGACACCTGCGTGCGCTCGCCGAGCCGCCGGACACGGCCGCATGAAACTACACCCCGACACGGCCAAGCTGCTCGCCGAGATCCGC